CTTTAAGAGTTGCTAATGGAAGTGACTCTGATTTAATGACAGTTAATGGCGATGGAAATGTTGGAATTGGCACGACTTCTCCCACAAATAAATTAGATGTAAATGGCGCTATAAGATTAATGGGAACTGGTACAGACAATGACTCCCATATTTTATATTTCAATAATGGGGCTTGCGCCATAGCTAGAGACAATAATGACCTAGATATTCATGCCTATAATGCTATGGTCTTTGGAGTATCTAATACTGCATATCCAAGCTCAACCGAACGAATGCGTATTAATTCTGATGGTAAGCTACTTATTGGAACTACATCAAGTGATACTTCAGATGTAATACAGATACAATCCCCAGCTTCTGGTGGTGGTTATGGAATACAAATACGAAGAAATGATTCTAATACTGACCAACAACTAGGACAAATTAAGTTTGGTAATACTGTTGATAGTGATATAGGTCAGCTTCACGTTAAAACTGATGGTGCTACTAACTCAGGGGCAATGGTTTTTTCTACTGCATCTTCAGGAACTACATCAGAAAGAATGAGAATTGATAATACGGGAGCACTTTTAGTAGGAACAACAAGTCACATAACAACAAGTGAAGAAGAATGTGTACACATAAAAAATGGTGACGGTGCAGGACAACTATTCCTTGATAATACGAGAAGTAGCGGAAACCAATACATGGTTCAAATACACAGATTAGGTACGAGGGTCGGTTCTATACAAACATCAACAAGCGGTACATCTTATCTTGAAACTTCTGATTACAGATTGAAAGAAAATGTTGATTATGAATTTAACGCTTTAGAAAGAGTAGCACAGCTGAAACCTGCAAGGTTTAATTTTATAAAAGAACCAGATGTGACAGTTGATGGATTTCTAGCACATGAGGTTGCTCCTGTAGTTCCACAAGCGGTAAGCGGAGAAAAAGATGCTGTTGATGAGGAAGGCAATCCTGATTTACAAGGTATAGACCACAGTAAATTAGTCCCTTTACTCACAAAAGCAATACAGGAATTAAAAACAGAAAATGATAATCTTAAAACAAGAATAGAGACACTGGAAGGATAATATGGCAAGTACTAAATTACCAGCAAGATTATTAGATACATCAGCAGTTCCAGCACTAACTGTGTCTGGAAATTTAACTGTTGATACTAATACTTTGCACGTTGATTCGAGTAATAATAGAGTTGGTATTGGAGAAACAAGCCCGGATTTAAAACTTCATGTAAAAAGTAGTGGACAAATAGCAAAATTAGAAACAACAGCTTCTACGGGCGATTGTATTTTAACTTTTGCTGATGCTGCAGCAAACAAAGGATATGTAGGTTTTGGTTCTAGCAGTTCTGAGATTTTTCAAATAACTAATATTGAAAATGGTGATATGAAGTTTGATACCAACAATACGGAAAGACTGCGTATTGGATCGGCAGGTCAAATTGGAATAGGTGGTTCAAATTATGGAACAAGTGGACAAGTATTAACATCAACAGGAGCAAGTACAGCACCTTCTTGGCAAGATGCAGGTGGTGGAAAACTTTTACAAGTAGTTCAAACAGTAAAAACAGATACATGGAGTAGTTCAACAACAGCAACTTGGGTAGATATTACAGGATTAAATGTAAGTATTACCCCTGCTTCTTCATCGAATAAAGTGATGATAGATGTTCATATCAGTCTTTCAAATTATAGTTTGGCTTCTTTTAGATTATTAAGAGGTTCAACAGCAATAGCTCTAGGAAATGCTCCTGGAGGAAATAGAGTATCAGCTACTATGGGTCCTATATCTTTTACAAGAGACGGACATAGAACAAGTTCAGCAAGTATAAGATTTTTAGATACCCCATCTACAACATCATCAACGACTTATAAATTACAAGCATGGACTTATCATGGCACACAATACATTAACAGAAGTTATACTAACCAAAATGCGAATTATACAAGTAGTTCCATTTCAACAATAACAGCCTCGGAGATTTCAGCATAATGGTAGATTTTCACAAAGCAGTACGAGCATTATATTCAGATGTTGTAGTTATAAACGGAGAAACCGCTTATGACAAAGATGGTAATGAGGTCGAAATTGACCAATCATTAGTAGACGCCTGGGTTGACCCAGATGGTGAATACAAAGAATATAAACAATTAAGACAATTTGAATATCCAGATATTGGAGACCAACTTGATGCCTTATATCACGCAGGGGTTTTTCCTGAAGATATGGCTAATAAAATAAAAGCAGTTAAAGACAAATATCCAAAAACATAGTAGAGGAATAACATGGCATTTTCAAAAGCAAGAAGATTAGGAGAATTAGTTACAACAGCTGGTGTATTAGACCAAGTGACTGTTGCAACAGCATCTTCTGGCGATAACGATACATCCCCTGCAAGTACTGCTTTTGTTACGGGAGCTATTTCTGATTTATCAGATTCAGCACCTGGTACATTAAACACACTTAACGAATTAGCAGCAGCTCTTGGTGATGACGCTAACTTTAGTACTACAGTCACAAATTCTATAGCAACAAAATTACCATTAGCTGGTGGAACATTAACTGGTAATTTAGCACATGCGTCGGACTTTACATTAGATGTAGGTGGAGATATTACACTTGATGCTGGTGGAGAAAATATTCGATTTGATTTAAATGGAAATGAAGTTGGACAAATTGATTTAGGTTCAGCTAATATGACATTTCGTACTTCCCAAAATGGAGATATTATATTTAGAGGAACACCAAGTGGTGCTTCAGAAATTGCAATGCTTACTCTTGATACCTCAGCAAGTGGGGATGCAACATTTAGTAATGATGTTTATTTAGCTAATGGTAAGTTTTTAAGATGGGGTGACGGAAGTGTAAGAATATATGGTGATTCAACAGACGGTACTGAATTAATGACATTCGTGACCGGTGGTACAGAAAGAATGAGAATAAGCGACAATGGGTTCTTAAAGCTTTCAAGTAAAGTTTCTTTTTCAGGTACAGGCGATGCAGGACTTGGACATCACACCAATAACTATATGTATGTGTATGGTGGTAGTGCAGGTTTAATTCTTCAAGATAACTCAGCTGGCTCTAACAGAATGTTGATAAGAGATACAGGCACTGTTGAGTTTGAAGTTGGTGGCGCAGAAAGAATGCGTATTAATAGTTCAGGCCAAGTTGGAATTGGAACTACAAGCCCTGGTGTACCATTAGAAGTGAACAGTACTGCAGCTGAAACTGCAGTTATCTTTAAAAATACTGGAAATAGATACACTCAAGTTGATTGGTATAACGGTAGTAATCAAAGAGGTGCTATATGGACAGATAATACAGATGAAAAATTTGCATTTTACACAGGATCTGGTTGGGATATAGATTTCTATTCAGGTGCTCTTCTCCGTTGGCAGTTTCATTCTGATGGAACTTTATTACCTAACGGTAATAATACTAGAAATATTGGAACCACTTCTAGTAGAGTTTCTGTTTTATATACAGCAAATGCTGTTAATGTTTCAGACCAAACTTTAAAAACTGAAATTGAAGATTGTGATTTAGGTCTTGATTTTATAAATACTTTACAACCAAAATCATATAAACACTTACAGGATGTTGGTGTTGCCTTAGAAGAAGGACACGATGATTACAATAGAAAACACTATGGATTAATTGCACAAGATTTAAAAGACGGTTCACTAAAAGATTCAGTTTATGGAACAAAAGATGGTGAATATAGTCTTGCTTACAATGATTTGATTGCTCCATTAATAAAAGCAGTACAAGAACAACAAGAACAAATAGAAACCCTAAAACAAGAAGTAGAAGAATTAAAAGGATAAATATATATAAATAGTATTATGGCAGCACCAAATAGTAAAGCAACATTAGTCGACCACTGTTTAAGATCTTTGGGTGCACCAGTGATTGAAATAAATGTGGACGATGACCAAATAGATGATAGAATAGACGAAGCGCTACAATTCTATCAAAACTATCACATGGATGGTGTTGAAAGAGTTTTTCTAAAACATAAAGTTACAAATAGTGAATTAATATTCCAAGCAGTCACAACAGGAACATTTGTAGAAAAAGAAACAATTACCGGTGGAACATCTGGTGCAACAGCAATAATTAAATCAGTACCAAGTAATTCTACACTCAGATATAATTTACTTGGAGATTCAAATGTACCATTTCAAGCTGGTGAAACCGTGACTGGTGGTTCATCTGGCGCAACAGGTGTTATATCATCATCAGGTGGAATAGTAAAAGGTGATATAGAGAATAGATTTATTCCTATTAATAATTTAGTACAAAATGTTGTACGAGTTATTCCTATTCGTGATTCTGTTTCAACTAGTGATATGTTTGATATTAGATACCAAATACATCTAAACGATTTATATAGTTTAGGATTTATGGGTAGTTTAGCAGAATACGTTATGAGTATGCAATATTTAGATATGCTTGATAACGTTGTAGATAGTGATGAAAAACAAATTAACTTTGACATGCATAAAAATCAATTAGATATTTTTATGAATTGGTCAGATGAAGTAGAAGTAGATGATTATTTAGTCGTAGAGTGTTATCGTATTCTTGACCCTGATACATACACTGATGTTTATAATGATTACTTCTTAAAAAAATACGCAACAGCATTAATCAAAAGGCAATGGGGTCAAAATTTATTAAAGTTCGAGGGCATGGTAATGCCGGGTGGAGTAACATTTAATGGGCGACAGCTTTATGATGATGCAAATGAAGAAATCACAAGATTAGAAGAAGAAGCTCGATTAAATTGGGAACAACCGGTCGACTTTTATACAGGATAACACATGCCTAGAAACGTTTTCTTTTCTCAGGCAGTTAAATCAGAACAGAATCTCTATGAAGATTTAATTGTTGAGAGTTTACAAATTTACGGACAGGACATTTATTATGTTCCACGTACTCTTGTAAATCGAGATAGTATTCTTGGAGAAGACCCTGCATCTAAATTCGATGATGCTTATTTAATGGAAGCATATATTGAAAACACAGATGGATTCGAAGGTGCTGGTGACCTTATGTCTAAGTTTGGATTAGAGATAAGAGACGAAGCTACATTTATTATATCACGAAGAGTTTGGGAAAGATTAGTTGGTAAGTTTTCTAGTAATGTGACTGACCCAAGACCACAAGAAGGTGATGTTATATTCCTTCCAATGACAAATTCATTCTTTGAAATTAATTACGTAGAAGACGATAATCCATTCTTCCAATTATCTAACTTACCAGTTTACAGAATGCAATGTTCACTATTCGAATATTCAGAAGAAGATTTCGAAACTGGTATAGAAGAGATAGATTTAAAAACTGGGCAAAGTGCATATCAAGTATTCGTGGATGTGACAGTCACAGGAAATAATCATTTTGAAGTTGGTGAAACAGTTTCACAAATAGTTGGAACAGGTATTACTGTATCTGGTGAAGTTCAACAAAGAACTAAAACATCAGCAACAGCTGGTACGTATGGAATATCTAATATTGGTGTGACTGGTTCTGCAGGTGTTGCAAAAGACTTTATTGTTTCTAGCACAGCACTATTAACAGGTTCGAATACAGGATTTACAGGAACAATTACTAAGATATATGATGTTTCAGATAATACACAAACATTTACAACAGATGGAGGGGCGGAGAATGTTGCTCTAGAGTTAGAAGCAGATAGCTTTATAGACTTTACAGAAGCAAATCCATTCGGCGATCCGTCAGATACTTACTAATGTTTGGTTCACATTTTTACCACGCAACAATGAGAAAATCAGTTGCTGTATTTGGTACACTCTTTAATGATATTAAAGTTATCAGAAAAGGTGCAAGTGGTGCTGTACTTAACCAAGTAAAAGTTCCGTTAGCGTATGGACCAAAACAAAAATTCTTAGCACGTTTAGACCAAGAGACAGGATTCGATGCGCCAATGGCGATTAAACTTCCACGTATGGCTTTTGAAATGACTTCTTTAGAGTTAGATACAAATATCAAACAACAAAAGATGAATAAGATTGTAGAAGACCATGCGAGTGATGTAAGCAAAAAGAAAACAATATCACATTATACTTCTTATAATATTGGTATGCAATTAAATATTTTAGCTAAAAACCAAGATGATGGTTTACAAATAGTTGAACAAATATTACCATACTTTCAGCCAGAATATACAATTACAATTAAACCAGTAGATGGATTTGACCATAAACAAGACGTTCCAATTGTACTAACAGGGGTTTCTATCCAAGATGAATATGAAGGTGACTTTACAGAAAGAAGAGTATTAACTTACCAATTAGACTTTACAATGAAAATGAAGTTCTATGGACCAACTAGAGACCAATCTATAATACGTACAATTAATTTAGATTTCGAAAAACAAGTACCAGCAGAGTTCTTCCAAGGACTGAATTTTTCAGTTGGTGCAAATGATAGTGCAAGTTCGTTTACAATTAGCACTACAAGAGATACTATTGCTCCTGGAAATATTGGACCAGCAAATACAATTACTGAAACTGTTGGCGTTCAAAGTGTAATTATTCCAGTGACAGTCGTACAACCTGTACCGAATGATGATACTATTTTTATAAACGATGCTACTGGATTAGGACTTACAAACATTGTGACTATTGGAAGTAGTTCTTTTAGTTTTCCAACTGTAAAAGAATTTCTCTTTACCGCAACAGCTGGTCAAACTAAATTTGGTGGAACTGATAGTTCAGGAAATCCTATTTTTGATAATAATGGGCAAACTTTAAGTTATGCCCAAGGTTCAGAAGAAGTATTTGTAAATAATGTCCGAAAATATTCTCCTGCTGATTATACACGAACTGATTTAGATGGTACAGGGGCTGGTTCTATTACATTTGGAACTGGACTATCGGCTGGAGATACTGTAAAAATAAATTCAACGGCTGCAGCAGCTATTGAGGGAGTAAATTATTCTGCAAATTTAATTGATATTAACGTTAATGCAACACTAGCTGTTGGAGATACATTAAACATATCAGGAAATAAATATTTTATTGGTGATATTCAGCAAAGAGAATACAACATGGTACGTGGAAACACTTACATATTTAACCATCCTGCAGCACATCCTTTTAGATTTTCTACGGTAGAAGATGGAACACATAATGGTGGTAATGAATATACTGTTGGGGTGACAACAACTACAACCTCAGCACAACTAGCACCTAATGAAAATACCCCAGATACATTATATTATTATTGTTCGAACCACAGTGGAATGGGTGGAAAAATAAACATTACAGGATGAATAAATTATGGATAGAAAAGATAAATTACAAAAGTCTTTAGAAAAAAATCTACCAGTCGTTCCTGAAGCACAGGAAATAAAAGATAAGAAAGATATAAAAGACGACTACGAATTTTCTAGAAGAACTTATAAAGACCTAATTAATACTGGAATGGGAAGTTTAGATACGCTCGCGGAACTCGCACGCGAGAGCGAGCACCCTCGCGCGTTCGAAGTATTATCTAGAGCAATAAAAGATGTTGCAGATACAACAGAAAAACTTATGGCTTTACAAGCTGATAAAAAGAAATTATCACAAGAAGACGAGGAAAAAGAAAAAGCAAAAGCTATTACAAATAACAATTTGTTTGTTGGCAGTACAACTGATTTACAAAGAATGTTATTAGATAAAGATTTTATTGATGCAGAAGATTAAGAATAACGAATTTGGCTACTTAGGTAATCCATCTGTAAAACGTGATGGTGTAGAAACTGAATTTAGTAAAAGTGAAATAAGGGAATACATGAAATGTATGAAAGACCCTGTATACTTTGCAAAGAAATATGTTAAGATAATATCTCTTGATGAAGGATTAGTACCATTTGATTTATATCCTTATCAACAAAAAATGTTTAGGCATTTTAATAAAAATAGATTCAGTATTGTTCTAGCATGTAGACAAAGTGGTAAATCGATTTCGTCTGTGGTTTATCTTCTCTGGTACGCAGTATTTCATCCAGAGAAAACCATAGCAATCCTGGCTAACAAAGGTGCTGTTGCGAGAGAAATGTTAGCCAGGATAACTTTAGCGTTAGAGAATTTACCATTCTTTTTACAACCTGGATGTAAAGCTTTAAATAAAGGTAGTATAGAGTTTAGTAATAACAGTAAAATATTAGCAGCGGCAACGTCCGGAAGTTCTATAAGGGGTTTATCAATTAATCTATTATTCTTAGATGAGTTTGCTTTTATAGATGATGATGCAAGATTTTATACTTCTACATATCCGGTGGTATCAGCTGGTAAAGATACACAAATTATTATTTGTTCTACAGCAAATGGTATTGGAAATGTATATCATAAACTTTGGGAAGGTGCAACACAAGGTACAAATGAATTTAAACCTTTCCGTATAGATTGGTGGGATGTACCGGGAAGAGATGAAAAATGGAAAGAAGAAACTGTAGCGAATACATCGGAATTACAGTTTGACCAAGAGTTTGGTAATACTTTTCATGGGAGAGGTAATACTCTTATTAGTGCAAATCATTTATTAGCACAGAAAGCAGAAGAACCTGAAGAATATAAAGATAACGTGTGGTTATATAAACAACCTGTTGAAGGACACGATTATATAATGACGGTAGATGTTGCAAAAGGGCGTGGACAAGATTATAGTACATTTAATATAATCGATACAACAACACAACCTTTTGAACAAGTATGTGTATTTAGAGATAACAATATTGCACCAATGTTATTTCCAGATGTAATATATCGATATGCAAAAGCTTATAATGATGCTTATGTGATTGTAGAATCGAATGACCAAGGTGCTGTAGTCTGTAATGGATTATATTATGATTTAGAATATGAAAATATGTTTGTTGAGTCATCAGTAAAAGCTGCTGGAATTGGCGCAACAATGACGCGAAGGGTAAAACGTATTGGATGTTCTACAATAAAAGACTTTATCGAACAAGGTAAATTAAAAATTGTGGACCAACAAACGATTATCGAAATGAGTACTTTTGTTTCAAGAGGTAAAACCTTTATGGCTATAGCACCGAACCATGATGATTTAATGATGAACTTAGTTTTGTTTTCATGGTTTGCAACAACAGATATATTCAGGTCTTTAACAGATATTGATATGAAAGAAATGTTGTACAAAGAAAGATTAAAAGAAATACAAGATGATATGCTTCCTGTTGGTTATTTAGGTGATAATAATGAAGAGCATAAATATACTAAAGACAAAGACGGAACTATATGGTTCGAGGAAGATACTAATTTAATTAACTGGTAAGATGCAAAACTTTAACGAATGGCAAGAAGCGGTAAACAATCCGGTAGTTGAAAAGAAGGTATTTGAAAAAGATCCTTCTAAACTACATTGTATTGTACTTGGTCTTGGTGAAGAAGAAGGAACATTTGCAGATATAGTTAGTAAGATAACTAAAAAGCGTGGAATGAAATTTACGCTAATTAATGTAGAAGAAGCTTATATAGCAAACGCCGATGTAGATTTAGGTTCTGTTCTTTTCCATAATTACGATGGAGAAGACGGAGAAATAGAAATATCTAGAGAAAACTCTATTGTATTTGTAAGAGCAGGTGCAATACAGAGTTTAACTTCTCAAGCATTAGTATCTACATTAGGAACATACGGATTCTTTATGGTAAATGATTTAGAATCTATGATGTTATGTGATAACAAAATGTCAAATGTAATTGCATTGGACCGTAATAATATACCTACACCTAAATCTTCTGTAATAACAAATGTTAAATCTATAGAAAGCGCACACAAAAAAATAGGAAATAAATTTCCAGTAGTTATAAAAACACTAACTGGTACACAAGGTATTGGTGTTGCTATAGCAGAAAGTAAACAATCACTAGTTTCTGTTTGTCAAGCCTTATGGAAATACGATGCACAATTACTAATCCAAGAATACTTACCTATAAAATCAGATATAAGAACATTAGTTGTAAATGGTAAGATATTAGGATCGGCAGAACGTATTAAACAAGATAATAAAGAATTTAGAAATAATGTTCACTTAGGTGCTAAAACTATCCCATATAAACTATCGGATGAAGAAAAAGAACTTGTTAAGCAGTCCGCACGTGCGACTGGCGCACTATATTGTGGTGTTGACCACTGTAAAGTTGCAAATAATTTTTATGTATTAGAGATAAATGGTTCACCAGGTATTCGTTCCCACTTTAACGGATATGATTTAGAAGATGAAAAATCTTTAGGAAAAATTAGCGATGCACAGATATTAGAAAATATTATAGATTACTTTACACATGAATTACATAGAAAACCATTATATAGAACAGAGAGTGGTTATATAGAAAGATTAACAATAGAAGGATTAGAACATCCAATCCGTGCTAAATTTGATACAGGAAATGGAACAAATGCTTCTATGCTACATGTAGATAAATTAAAAATAGATGGTGATACAGCTATATGGGAAAAGAATGGTTCTAAATTTACATCAAATATAGTAGATGTTTCAATAGCTAGAAGATTGCCAACTGTACAAGAAAAAAGACCCGTTGTAGAAATGACGGTTAATTTTAATAATAAAGCATATCCAAATACAAGAATAGGTTTAACTACAACCGATTCTGCTTCGGAAATGTTAGTAAATAGAGAGTTAATGACCACATTTAAGATCGCAGTTAATCCAAATAGAAGGTTTATATTGTCCGATCATGTTGGTAAAGAAGACGATACCGACACTTAGAAAGATAGAAATCATAAATAAAAGTATTGAATATAACCGTATTATGAAACTTATAAACTAACTCACAACAACAAATGAGAGGATAAAGCGATGGCATTTCAAGTATCACCAGGCGTCCAGGTAAAAGAAATAGACGCAACGAATGTAATCCCAGCAGTATCTACCAGCATTGGTGGATTTGTAGGTTCATTCAACTGGGGTCCAGCAGGCGAAATTTGTACAGTAGGTTCTGAATCAGAATTAGCTGAGAAATTTGGCACTCCAGACGACAATACAGCGAAATATTTTCTTACAGCAGCGGCATTCCTAAAATATGGTAACGCGCTGAAAGTTGTACGTGCAGTCACAGGTCATGATAATGCGACCGCGGACGGTACTGGACAACTTATTAAGAACGAAGATGATTATGATAATAACTACTCGAATGGTTCGTTAAACAAAGGTTTATGGGTTGCTAAGTACCCAGGTTCATTAGGAAACAGCTTAAAAGTTTCTATGATTTCGCAAGGAATCAGTAACTTTTCAGCATGGCCTTTTGCAGGAGAATTCGATGGAGCTCCTGGTACATCTGATTACGCAGTCAACTTAGGTAAAGCCAATTATAACGACGAATTACACGTAGCAGTTATTGACGAAGACGGATTATGGACAGGTACAGCTGGTACAGTCCTAGAAACATTCGCCTTTGTATCTCAAGCGGCTGATGCGAAGAAAACTGATGGAACTACTAACTATTATAAAGATGTGATTAATGCACAATCTGAATATATTTGGTGGTCCGATCACGATTCTACAAATCTAACAAACGCTGGAGAAACATTAGCATCCAGAAGCTCAGCATTTGACACACACGCATCAGCTATAGACCATAGCTTAAGTGGTGGTTCAGACGATAATACACCAACAGCCGGTGAAATCGCATTAGGTTATGACCTATTCGAAGACGCTGAAACTGTTGATGTTAACTTATTGTTTGCATGTCCAGATGCTAACGGACAAGAAACAATTGCAGAAGACTTAATCTCTATTGCAGAAGCAAGAAAAGATTTAGTTGCATTTGTATCACCTCCGATAGAAGACACAGTAGGAAGTTCTTCACCAGCAACAGACGTTATGGCGTTTGCAAATGGTTTAACTAGTTCTTCATACGCAGTCTGTGATTCATCCGCACTATACGTATATGACAAATACAACGATGTATTTAGATATATTGGTGCAGCTGGTCACGTAGCGGGCTTATGTGCTAATACTGATAGAGTGGCAGATGCATGGTTCTCACCAGCAGGTGTTAACCGAGGCCAACTATTAGGCGCAACAAAATTAGCTTTCAATCCTAAAAAAGCAGATAGAGATACACTATATAAAGGACGTGTTAATCCTTTAGTATCTTTCCCTGGAGAAGGTATGATGTTATTTGGAGATAAAACTCTACTTAGCAGACCTTCCGCTTTTGATAGGATTAACGTCAGAAGGTTATTCATTGTATTAGAAAAAGCTATAGCAACAGCTGCTAAAGCACAACTTTTCGAATTCAACGATGAATTTACAAGAGCTCAATTCAGAAACTTAGTTGAGCCATTCTTAAGAGACGTTAAAGGGCGTAGAGGTATTACAGATTTCCAAGTAATTTGTGACACAACTAATAACACAGGTCAAGTAATAGATTCAAATAGATTCGTAGCAGACATATTCATTAAGCCTGCAAGGTCTATTAACTTTATTACTTTGAACTTCATTGCAACAAGAACCGGAGTCGAATTCTCCGAGATCGCAGGAGTATAGGGGGTAAAACATGGCAATTTTAGGAGTAGATGATTTTAAATCTAAACTAGTTGGCGGTGGTGCACGTGGAAACTTATTCAAGTGTACTGTTAACTTCCCAGGATACGCGGGAGGAGACGTTGAACTTACATCATTTATGTGTAAGGCGGGTTCTTTCCCAGCATCGATTGTAGCACCTGTAGAAGTTCCGTTCAGAGGAAGAAAACTTCAGATAGCTGGAGATAGGTCTTTTGAACCATGGACTATTACGGTTATCAACGATGTCGGTTTCGAAGTTAGAGACGCTTTCGAAAGATGGAGTAATGGTATTAATGGTCACAATTCTAACAGTGGGCTAAGTAATCCTACAGACTATCAAGCTGACGGTGTTATCGAACAACTTGATAAAGAAGGAAACGTAACCAAGAGTATTGATATTCGAGGAATGTGGCCTTCTAACATTTCAGCAATTGAGGTTGCCTATGACCAGGAAAACACAATTGAAGAATTCACTGTAGAGCTACAAATGCAATACTGGGAGTCAAATACCACTAGCTAAAACTAGGATAAATATATTAGAGGGGGAAAGAAATTTCCCCCGATAATATTAGGAATAAATAATAATATGGCAGAATTTTTCGGATTCGAAATAAATAGAAAGGGACAGGAAAAAGAAAAACCTAAAGTTTCTTTCGTACCAAATACGGATGAAGACGGCGCTGGTGTAATAACCACGGGCGGTCATTTTGGTGCTTATTTAGATTTAGACGGAGACAAAGCAAAAAGTGAAGTCGACTTAATTATGAAATATCGTGATATTGCTGCACAGCCAGAGTGTGACGCAGCAGTAGAAGATATTGTAAATGAAGCAATCGTTGGAGACCATGATGATGTTCCAATCGATATAGTATTAGATAAAGTAGAAGCTTCAGATAAAATTAAAAAAATGATGAAAGCCGAGTTTGATAAAATAATATCACTGATGGGCTTTAACGCATATTCCCACGATATATTTAGAAAATGGTATATCGATGGAAGATTACCTTATCACATTATCGTAAAAGAAGGTAATGAGAAACAAGGAATACAAGAATTAAGATATATCGATCCAACTAAATTACGTAAAGTAAAAGAGATTGAAGAAGAGGAAGATCCAAAGACTGGAGCTAAACTCATTAAGAAACAAAAAGAATTTTTTATTTTCCAAGATAACGCGTTAGGAAAATATAACCAAGGTTTAAAAATTAATCCAGATGCTATAGCATACGGAACATCTGGTGTATTAGATTCTTCACGTAAAAGAATACTTTCTTATTTGCACAAAGCAATTAAGCCAGTTAACCAATTACGTATGATGGAAGATTCTGTTGTTATATACAGAATATCTAGAGCACCAGAACGTAGAATATTTTATATTGATGTTGGTAATTTACCAAAAGGAAAAGCAGAAGAATACTTACGTGGTATTATGAATCAATATAGAAATAAATTAGTTTACGATGCTAAGACTGGTGATATAAAAGACGATAAAAAACACATGAGTATGTTAGAAGATTTCTTCTTACCAAGACGTGAAGGTGGAAGAGGTACAGAAATATCTACATTACCAGGTGGAGAGAATTTAGGACAAATAGATGATATAATCTATTTCCAAAAGAAATTATACAGAGCGTTAAACGTTCCTATTAATAGACTAGAACAAGAAGCACAATTTAGTTTAGGTAGAGCTTCAGAAATAACAAGAGACGAAGTTAAATTTAAAAAGTTTATTGATAGATTAAGAAAAAGATTCTCAGACATTTTTATACAATTGTTAAAAACACAACTATTGTTAAAGAATGTTATAACAGCCGAAGAATGGAACGAATGGAAAGAATCCATACAATTCGACTATATTGAGGATAACTATTTCAGTGAATTAAAAGAAGCTGAAATATATAGGGAAAGATTTGATATGTTAGGATCGTTAGACGAGCATATTGGCCGATTTATATCTAATGAATGGGTGAAAAAGAATATTCTTAGGTTTAACGATGATGATATTGAAGCTATTAACAAGCAAATCGAGGATGAAGAAAGAAGTGGTGAGAATGATATGCCAGATCCAGACGATCCTAGGTTCGGTTAAGACTTAAAAAATTATAAATAAATACAGACGAGGAAAATTGAGATGAGTGAAACTATAAAAGACATTATTGATAGATTAAGAGATGGTGATAATGTAAACGCGGAAAAAGCATTTAACACAGCAATGGCTGGAAAAATGAATGATGCTTTAGACGCTAAAAAAGTAGAATTAGCTTCTAGTATGGTACAAAGAAAGGTCGAAGAACCTGTCGAAGAAGTACCTGGTACTGGTATGGAGAATGACGAAGAGCAGGAACTAGCACCAGCAGAAGCAGAAGACGAATAGGACAACTATGAAACTTATAGCAGAATACAACGATAGTGATATAACAACTTATATTACTGAAGATAAAAAAGGTAATAAATCGCACGTTATCGAAGGTGTATTCATGCAAGCCGATGCCAAAAATAGGAACGGCAGAATATATGAGAAAAAGATTTTAGAAGCTGCTGTTAACAAATATGTTAAAGAGCAGGTTTCTACCGGAAGAGCAGTTGGTGAGTTAAATCACCCGGAAGGTCCAACTGTTAATCTGGATAAGGTATCTCACAAGATTACAGACCTCAAATGGGAGGGAAGTAATGTTGTAGGAAAAGCATCAATTCTTAAAACCCCTATGGGACAAATCGTAGAAGGTTTGCTCGAAGGTGGAGTTAAGCTTGGTGTATCAAGTCGTGGAATGGGAAGCCTTGTGCAAAAGAACGGTGTTAACTACGTCGGTAAAGACTTTATGTTAGCCACCGTAGATATTGTTCAAGACCCATCTGCTCCCGAAGCTTTCGTAAATGGAATTATGGAAGGAGTAGAATGGGTATGGGACAATGGAATATTAAAAGCACAAGACATTGAAATAATTGAGACTGAAATAAAAACAGCAAAGAATACTACATCTTCTGATGTAGAGATTCGAGCATTTAAAAATTTCCTCTCGAAACTTGTAAACTCTAAAAAATAATAGGAGAACGACATGTCAGAAGACGTTAAAAACTTAGACGCTGAAGACATTCAAGAGCAAGCTTCCGAAGAAGTACTTAACGATGAAGAACAAGTAGTCGAGGGTACTGAAGAGGAAGTTGTTGAAGAAACACAATCAGAAGAGTCTGTTGAAGACTTGGAAGAAGCTAAAGTGAAAAAGGAAATGGACCACGAAGAAGAGTCCGTACAACCTAAAGCGGTTGAGATTCCTAAAACTAAAGCTGGTGTAATTCAAGCTGCTGTTGATATGTTAAAATCAGCAAGAAAAGAGGACGCGCAAAAGCTTTTCGCTAAGATGACTAAGATAGATGAAGTCGACGAAGACAACGATGCTGAAGTAGCTGAATTTGATAAAGCCATGAAGGGTTCTTTACCTAAAAAGAACGAACTCAAGGCAAAGGCTAAAGTAGAAGCAGTTGATTTCGACGAAGATCTTGACACAATCATCTCAGAAGAGGCTACTCTTTCAGATGGATTCCGTGATAAAGCATCAACTATATTCGAAGCAGTGCTAACTAGCAAACTTGCAGAAGAAGTTGAACGTTTAGAAGCAGAATATGCGCAAAACTTGGAAGAAGAAGTTTCCGACATCGATGCTCAACTAGTAGAGAAAGTAGATTCTTACTTAAACTACGTTGTTGAAAACTGGATGAAAGAAAATGAAGTAGCAGTTAATCAAGGTCTTAAAACCGAGATTGCTGAAGACTTTATGACTTCCTTACAAGCAGTGTTCAAAGAACATTATATCGAGGTTCCAGAAGGTAAAGAAGACTTAATCGACGATTTAGCCGACCAAGTTGCTGAACTAGAAGAATCTTTAAATAAATCCACAGAAGAAAATATTTCTTTACACGGCAAAGTCTCTTCTTTCGAGAAAGACGAAGTTGTTAGAAATGCTTCTTCAGGGCTTGCAGAAACAGAAGCTGAGAAATTAGCTAAACTTTGCGAAGATGTAGAGTTTGATAACAAAGAAGCTTTCGAACAGAAAGTTGAAACTATCAAACAATCATACTTCAAAGGTGATGTTAACGAATCAGTTGATGAAGTAAACAGCATAGCAGGCGAAGACGAAGCTCCGGCTGAAGAACTTAACGATGTTATGTCTAGATACACTCAGGCTATAACAAAATTTAACAAATAGTAATCTATAGGGGAAACAAATGTTTAACGCAGATTCACAATTAATCGAAAAATGGTCCCCAGTACTAGACCACGAGAGTGCTCCTAGTATTGATGATCGCTACAGAAAAGCTGTCACAGCTAGACTGTTAGAAAACCAAGAGGTTGCTCTTAAAGAAGAGTCAGCACAAGCTCAAGGAAATTTCATTTCCGAGGCAGCTGCTGCTAACAATATTGGTTCAGGATCAGCTCCAAATAACATTGGAACTTTCGACCCAGTATTAATCTCTTTAGTAAGGAGAGCAATGCCAAACTTGATTGCTTATGATATTGCCGGTGTTCAGCCAATGACTGGACCAACTGGTCTTATCTTCGCAATGAAGTCAAAATACAGTTCACAGAGTGGAACAGAAGCTTTATACAACGAAGCTGACACAGACTTCTCTGGTACTGGTACTCATCAAGCTGACCCAACTGGGTTATCCGGCGTAACTGACGCTGATACTGATGCAACAATCGCTGACGAAGCTGACACAGTCTCCACATTCGGTACTGGTTTAACCACAGCCGCTGCGGAAAGATTAGGTGTTGGTGAAACTGGTGATGGTTCATTCGGTGAAATGGCTTTCACAATCGAGAAAGCTACAGTCACAGCGAAATCAAGAGCGCTAAAAGCTGAGTACACAATGGAACTAGCACAAGACCTTAAAGCTGTTCACGGTTTAGACGCAGAAGGTGAATTAGCTAATATCCTATCTGCTGAGATCCTAGCGGAAATCAACAGAGAAGTTATTAGAAGTATTCTAAAAACTGCTAAAATCGGTGCTCTACAATCTTCAACTGCAGTATCAGGTATATTTGATGTTGCTACTGACTCAGATGGTAGATGGATGGTTGAGAAATTCAAAGGTCTAATTATGCAACTCGAAAGAGAAGCTAACGTTATCGCTAAAGAAACAAGAAGAGGAAAAGGTAATTTCGTACTTTGTTCTTCAGACGTTGCTTCAGCTTTAGCAGCTGCTGGTCTATTAGACTACACTCCAGCTTTATCAGCTAACTTGAATGTTGATGACACTGGCAACACTTTCGCAGGTGTACTTAACGGTAGAATGAAAGTTTATATTGACCCATATTCAACTGTTGACTTCGCTTGTGTTGGTTATAGAGGTTCTAACCCATACGACGCTGGACTATTCTATTGTCCTTACGTTCCTTTAACTATGGTTAAAGCAGTTGGGGAGAACGACTTCCAACCAAGAATGGGATTCAAAACAAGGTACGGCATGATTGCTAACCCTTACGTAGCTATTGATGGTACTATCGGTTCAGATAGAAGCAACCAATACTTCAGAATCTTCAGAGTTGACGACATTATGGTGTAATACCGAGTCACAATACTCATAAAAAGGGGCACTTCGGTGTCCCTTTTTTTATGTTTCACTTTTTAAGTCGTATAAATAGTAGTATGATAGAAACAACAGTAATGTTGTTGATACCATTATCGCTTGTCGGTTGGTATCTTTTGTTATCGGATCCAACAGACACGAGGTCTATTTGGAAAAGATTTCATAGTATAATGAAATCAAGTAGACTTAATAAAGTTATTAAAAATTTTTTATAGATGGCATTAACAACAAATAAAAACTTTTTAAGCCCGGTAGGGTTTAATTTTAAAATAGATAACACAAGTTTTCCTAATTTGGAATACTTTTGTACAGCAGTGACATTACCCGGGATAAGCCTGGGTGATGTCCCAATACCATATAAAGGAGTTAATCTTGCATTTACAGGTGACCGAATGGGATTCGAAGACCTTGCAGTAAGATTTAATGTGACCGAGAATATGGAAAACTATATAGAAACCTTTCAATGGTTATCTAATAGTGCACAAAAAAGTGATGCAGATAAAAACTATAAGTTTGACGCTGTATTACAAATAATGTCATCACATAATAATGTTAATAAAGAGATAGCATTCTCGGGGGTATTTCCAATATCCCTAAGTGCTGTCGAATTCAACGCACAAAATACGGATATAGAATACGTACAAGCAGACTTAGTATTAAAATACACATCATTTGAATTTAGATAGGGGTTTACTTTTTCCCTAAAATATGGTATAATATGTAGTTATGAATTTAGAAAATGTATTAGAAATGTGGAAGAAAGATAATGTTATCGATGAAATGGCATTAGATGAATCTTCCAGAGAAACAGCAAAACTTCATTCGAAGTATTTAGAATTATATAGCACTAGTAAATTAAGACTAAAACAATTAGAACTAGAATTTAAAGTATTGTTAAAAGATAAATTTAACCACTATAATGGTAAATTAAGCCAAGAAGAGTTAGATGAAAAAGGTTGGAACTACGACCCATTAAATGGTTTAACAGTACTGAAATCAGATATGGATAAATATTATGACTCCGATCCTATCATACAAGAACATCAGAAAAAGATAGCATACCAAGAAGAACTATGTAATACTTTAAAAGAAATATTAGATAGTATTAAATGGCGCCACCAAACTATAAAGAATATGATAGAGTGGAGAAAATTTACCAGTGGAATTTAAATTTAAAGATTATCGATATACATTCGAAGGAAATTTTGCATACGCCGCTGGATGTATTAAACATGCTTTAGAATTAATGGGGCATACTGAATGGGAAGAACCTTATTATGAGGGTAAAACAGATAGCACTCTTAATGATGAATATACTTCTTTTCCAGAATTACATATTTACAATCATTGTCACAAATCAGAGTTAAATACCCCAAATAATATTATATTTAAACCAACCGCACCAACATCCCAACATTTTCAAATATGTCGAAAAGGATATGCAAATAGTTCTGAAATTACTTTTGATGAACCTTTCGAATACCAGTTTAGAAAATATGATATAACTGAACAAAAATATGTACAAGATTTAATTGAAAGAAGAGCAAATAAATGGGATGATTCAATATTACTAAAATGGAAAGATTCGAAAAATATACCTGATGACCATATATTAATTATAGGTCAAATGCCAGAAGACGAAACAGTAGATGGCTTTGGTTTTGGCGACCATATTAAAAAACTAAGTATGATTGTTGATAAACTAAAAAATGAAAATTTAGTAATTAAAATACATCCAAGATATAAAAATAAAAATCTTATAAACAAATGGAAAGAAGAAGGTCATTTAGTAATTACAGGATATGAATCTATACATAGTATATTACCAAAAACAAAGGTAGCAATTACAGAAAATAGCACTGCTGGAATAGAATGTATGATGCACGATGTTCCAATAATATCCTACGGTTATCCGGACTATCATTGGATTACAAAAGACTTAAGAATATTAACCGAGATAAATAATTATGTAGATGATTTATCATGGTTTGATATTGAAAACTCTAGAAAGTTTCTTTATTGGTATATATTTGATTACCTATGCTATGATATAAATAGTACTGTGAATAGATTACAACAACTTATATAATGGACCAAATAAAGATAGTCAAAAAGAACCACGCGTTCATGTATATCGAAACCGATCCCAGTATTGAAATGGAATTAACAGAACATTTCTGTTTCTTTGTTCCTGGTTATAAATTTATGCCGGCATATCGCAACAAATATTGGGATGGTAAAATTCGCCTGTTTGATTCACGTAAAAAAACTTTATACATTGGTTTGTATAAGTACCTAAAACAATTTGCCTTAGAACGCGAATACGAGTGTATAAGCACTACTTCTAAGAGGTATGGTAGCTTAGAACCAGAAAAAGATTTAAATTATATCCCAAAAGAATGGTTAGATAATTTAAATTTAACATCAAACCAAGTACCTATTCAACCACGAGACTATCAGTTAAACGCGTTAGGACACTCGCTAACAAACAAAAATTCACTCTTACTATCTCCAACTGCATCTGGTAAATCTTTAATTATTTACTTAGCTTCTAGATGGTATATAGATAACGAACCAAGTAAAAAGATACTAATAATCGTTCCTACTATTTCTTTAGTAGAACAAATGTATTCTGACTTTGACGATTATAGTCAAAAAGATAATTCTTTCCAAATAGATGAATGGGCAAATAAAATACACGGTGGTGTACCGAAAGGTCCAATGATGGAAAGAATAGTTATATCTACATGGCAATCTATTTACAAAAAACCGGCGGCATTTTTTCAGAACTTTGGTATGGTAATTGGTGATGAAGCACATCAGTTTAAAGCTAAGTCACTTACATCTATTATGGAAAAATGTACAGAAGCAGAATATAGAATAGGAACAACTGGTACATTAGATGGTACACAAACACACCAGTTAGTATTAGAAGGCTTGTTTGGTCCAGTACATAAAGTGACAACAACAAAAGATTTAATAGATTCAGACCAATTAGCTAAATTAGATATTAAAATGTTATTGTTAAAATATAAAGAAGAACATTGTAAAGAAATATCTAAATTAAAATACCAAGAAGAAATAGACTTTATTGTACGATATACACCACGAAATAATTTTATATCTAATCTTGCTATTGACCAAGAAGGTAATACTTTAATCCTGTTTAATTACGTTGAAAAGCATGGAAAGCCCTTACATAACATATTAAAAGAAAAACTTAAAGGTAAAGATAGAAAGCTTTTTTATGTCTCGGGCGAGACGGACGTGGACACGCGGGAGCGCGTACGTGCGATAACTGAAAAAGAAAAGAATGCAATTATCGTAGCTTCACTAGGTACGTTTTCAACGGGTATAAATATAAAGAGACTACATAATTTAATATTTGCTTCGCCCTCTAAGAGTCAGATTCGTGTATTACAATCTATTGGAAGAGGACTTAGGAAATCTGATAAAGATACAACGGTGTATGATATTGCAGATGATTTACATTGGAAACAAAAAAAGAATTATACATTAGAACACGCCGCGGAAAGAATTAAAATATATAGTAAAGAAAAGTTTGATTATGAATTATTTGAGATAAATATATAAATGGAACAAAATAATAAAGTAAGACATTTTAAATTAATTAACGGAGAACAAATAATAGCAGCCGTTAATTCTAAAAACAAAGATAACTGGTACTTAGAAATGCCAGTACAAATAACATCAGGAATACTTAGTTCTTATCAATTTAGTCCTTGGTTTCCTTTTTCTGATGAAGAGAATTTTAAAGTTGCTTTTGGTAATGTAGTTAACTCTACACCAGTAAGCAAAGATATAGAAACAGCTTATATTAAATTTGTATTAAGTTTAAAAAAGAATCCTCCACCACCCATTAAACTAGAATCCGGTAAAGAATCTCTTATGGAGAAAATGGAAGAACTTGAAATGCAGGTGCAGGAAGAAATGAATGATATGTTTGAAGAAGGGTCTTTAGGTACCAAGAAGAAGATATTACACTAGTACCTCTATCCCCCGGGAATGCTCTATTATTATATCATATAAATTAAGATTTGTAAACCCCCTAGGCGAAAAAAAATTAGGGGATTTACTTTTTCTTAAAACTATGGTATAATATAACCTTCTATTAAAAAATGGAGATATAATTTTATGGCAAATAAAAAGAACAAAGCTCATTATATAAACAATAAAGAGTTTTCATTAGCAGTTGTAGAATACGTTAAAGAATGCGACAAAGCACGGTCCAAAGACAAAGATATACCGAAAGTCACAGACTATATTGCACGATGCTTTATAAAGATAGCAGAAGGTTTATCACACAGACCAAACTTCGTAAGATATACTTATCGAGAAGAAATGGTTATGGACGCGGTAGAAAATTGTCTACGCGCAATCTATAATTATAATATCGATACTGCGACGCGTACAGGTAATCCTAACGCATTTAGTTATTTTACACAAATTTGTTTCTATGCTTTTATCCGTAGAATTACGAAAGAGAAAAAGCAACAAGAAATTAAATTTAAGTTTATTGAAAAAATGGGCATTGACGATTTTGTTGAAATGGGAATGGATGCAGAAGGTGCCGAACAAACTATGAGTTATGTTGATACACTTAGACAGAGAATAAGTACTGTTAGAAAGAAAGACGAAGCAATTAAAGAATTTGCTAAAGAAGAAAAAGAAAGAGAAAAGCTAGAACTTTTCATGAGGTAGTATGAAGGTAGCTATATTAAACGATACGCATTGTGGTGTCCGAAATTCATCTGACATCTTTTTACAATACCAGGAACGATTTTATGAAGAAGTATTTTTTCCTTATTTACATAAACATGGTATCAAGAACATTCTCCATCTCGGAGATTATTACGAACATAGGAAATTTGTCAATTTCAAAGCGCTCAATGCTAACCGTAAGCATTTCCTTGAACCTATGCGCGATGCTGGCATTACTATGGACATTATTCCCGGCAACCATGATGTCTATTTCAAGAACACTAACGAGCTCTGTTCTCTCAAAGAACTTCTCGGATATTTTACATCAAATGTTAATATCATTATGGAACCAACTGTTCTAGATTATGATGGACTTGGTGTTGCTGTTATACCGTGGATAAACAATTCTAATTACGAAAAATATACTAAGTGGGCTATGCAATGTAAAGCTCCTATACTTGGTGCACATTTAGAATTAAAAGGTTTCGACATGATGGCGGGAATGCCAAACCCACACGGAATGAGTGCTGATGTATTCTCTAGATTCGAACAAGTTTTATCTGGGCATTTCCATACTAAAAGTCATAAAGATAACGTACACTATTTAGGTAGTCAAATGGAATTTACCTGGGCAGATGTAGATGACCCAAAATATTTTCATATACTTGATACTGAAACAAGAGAAATAGAAGCGGTAAGAAATCCGATTACTATGTTTAAAAAGATTGTATATGATGACAATAAAATAGATTACAATGATGTAGATGTTAGTCAATATGAAAAACATTTTCTAAAATTAATCGTTATAAATAAAAATGACTTATACATGTTTGATAAGTTTGTTGATAAATTAAATAGCATTGAAACATACGAGCTAAAGATTGCAGAATCTTTCGAAGAGTATCTGGGAGAAAGCGTAGAAGACGAGAAAATATCCCTAGAAGATACTACCCATCTTTTAGACTCTTATGTCGATGCAGTAGAAACCGACTTGGATAAAGACCATATCAAAGTCGAATTGCGTAAGTTATATACTGAAGCACAAAACCTAGAGATATTATGATACATTTTAAATCATGTGAGTGGAAGAATTTTCTATCCACTGGAAACGATCCTATAAAAATTTTATTGGATAAATCACCTACAACTTTAATTGTGGGACAAAATGGTGCTGGTAAATCTACATTATTAGATGCAATGTCTTTTGCACTCTTTAATAAACCGCACAGAGATATAAACAAAAATCAATTAATTAATTCTATTAACCAAAAGAAAACTGAAGTCACGGTTGAGTTTGATATTGGTGGACAAGAGTTTAAGATTGTACGTGGAATTAAACCAGCAAAGTTTGAAATCTGGCAAAATGGTAATTTAATTAACCAAGCATCTAATGCAAGAGATTACCAAAAATTCTTAGAACAAAATATATTAAAACTAAATCACAAATCATTTCACCAAGTGGTTGTATTAGGTTCTAGTTCTTTTATTCCATTTATGCAATTACCTGCTTGGTCCCGAAGAAGTGTAATAGAAGACCTTTTGGATATTAATATCTTTTCTAAAATGAATACGTTATTAAAAGAACGTAATTCAAAAATAAAGGAAGAACTAATAGATATTAACCATCAAATAGAATTACTTAAAACTAAAATAACTGGCCAATCTAAATACATAAAAGATTTAGAAAGTCTTAACCAAGACCAGATAGAAAAGAAAAGAGATTCGATTAAAGTACATAAAGCTACAATAAAAGAAACATTTGAAGAATCAAAAGAACTTGGTAAAGGATTAGAAACGCTATTAAAAGAAGAAGAGAAAAGACATAAAGACAACTTACAACAATCTTCACAGTTAAATAGTTTGGATTTAAATTATAATCAAAAGATAAAAGATCTTGTGGAACAAGCACGGTTCTATGAAGAGAATGACCATTGTCCAACTTGTGACCAAGATGTAGGACCAGAACTAAAAGAAAAGAAAATACAAATTATCCAGAACGATGCAAAAGGTATACAACAAGAAAAAGCTGGCGTTGAAAAAGAATTAGCTAATCTGAAAAAAGAAATGCAGGATATTGCTGATAAAACAAATCAGTTAAAACAAAAACAACAAAGGATTAATTCTAACAATGAAAGAATATCTGTTGTACAAAAAGAGATTGATAAAATACAAAAAGAAATAAATCAGTTAAATAGTCAAACTGGAGATACTGGTACTGCAAAGAAAGAACTAAAAGAATCTCGTAAATCAAAAGAAGCTTTTACAGAAAAGAAATTAGAATACGTAGAAGAAAGAACATATAATGAAGTGATTGGAGAAATGTTAAAAGATACAGGAATTAAAACAAAAGTAATTAAGCAATACTTACCTGTTATGAATAGGTTAATTAATCAGTATCTACAAATATTAGATTTCTTTGTTGCTTTCCATTTAGATGAAAACTTTAATGAAACTATTCGTTCCAGACATAGAGATAGTTTTAATTATGCATCGTTTTCTGAAGGAGAGAAACAAAGGATAGATTTAAGTCTCCTCTTTACTTGGAGACAAATTGCTAAACTAAAAAACAGTGCAGCAACAAATCTCTTAATACTCGACGAGACATTTGATAGTTCTCTGGACCATGATGGTGTAGATAGTTTAACTAAGATACTAGATACATTGGATTCGGATTCGAATACATTTATTATATCGCATAAAGGCGATGTACTAGAAAACAAATTTAGGTCCAAAATAGAGTTTTTTAAGTCTAAAAACTTCTCTAAAATAAGATAATTACGTGAACTTTTCGTGAACTTTTGATTTAGGGGGTTTACATTCATCTTGTTTCGTGGTAGAATATACATATTAAATTAAAAAAGTAAGGAGTTTTAATGTTACAAAGTTCAGTTTTACCAAAGCTACTCGCTAAAGAAAATATTACTATTCAACATGGTAATTATAAAACTGCGTGGTTCGATGTTAAAAATCGTGTACTTGGTTTACCTATGTGGAAAGATATGGGTAAAGATGTATACGATCTTTTAGTTGGTCACGAAGTATCACACGCTTTACATACACCTTTTGAAGGATGGCACGATAGCCCAGAAAAATTAGAAGGTGCTCCAAGGTCATACCTAAACGTTGTAGAAGACGCACGTATCGAAAGATTTATTAAAGATATATATCCAGGACTAGTTGGTCCTATGGCACGTGGTTATAGGGTTTTATACGATAGAAAATTCTTTGGTGATTTAGATAGTCTAAATTGGGACGAAGTTAAACTTATCGACAAATTAAATATAAAAGCAAAATTAGCCCACTTACAAGAAGTTCCACTAAATGCAGAAGAAGAAGTATTCTTAGATAGAATGATGAAGACCCAAACATTCGACGAAGTTGTAGAATTAGCTAAGGACATTTTAAAATACACAAAAGAAAATCAACCAGAATTATTAGAACCAGTAGAACAAGAACAAGATAACGGTTCTACTCCGCAAGATTCGGACGACCCTACTAGCAGTGGTCACGATGATACTGAAATGCCACAACAAGAAAAATACGAAGAAGAACAATCTTCTACTCCTGGCCAAGAAGGTGAAGATGGAGAAGAAGGCGAAGAAGGTTCTGCTTCTGGAGAAGAAGGCGAAGATGGAGAAGGTGAAGAAGCTTCTGCTTCTGGGGAAGAAGATGGAGAAGGTGAAGAAGAAGGTTCAGAAGAAGGTGAAGGTTCTATATCTGCTAATCCTGAATATTCAGAAGAAGATGTTTCCAGAACAGATGAAGCTCTTAGAAGAAACGAAAGTCAATTATTAGACATGGATGAAGATGGCGAACAAGCTACTCTTATTCAAGATATTAATAAAAAAGCTATCGATATAGCAGTTATTCCTTATTCTAAATTAAAAGAAGATAGACCTAAATCTTCAGACTTCGATATGGTTAGCTATAAACAATATATTAAGAAAGTTAAAAAATCTGTTAACTTTGCTGTTAAAGAATTCGAACAAAAGAAATCAGCTTACCAATGGACAAGGGCACAGACAGCAAAAACCGGTCGTATCGATGTTAACAAACTTTGGTCTTACAAAACCAGCGAAGACATCTTTGCTCAAATGACAACTTTAGCAGATGCTAAAAACCACGGTATGATTTTAATCGTAGACTTTTCAGGTTCAATGTCTAATTCAATGTCACATGTTATGGACCAACTAATCCACTTAGTATTATTCTGCAAACAAGTTAATATACCATTTGATGTTTATGGATTTACTAGTACTAATCCAGGATTTAGAAGTTCCTGGGATAGAAAAACAGGACGTTCCAAAAACGCTTTTACATACACTGATGGTCACTTAAATATGGATGGATTAAGCATGCCATTAATTTGTTCTTCTTCGCTTAAGAAAACAGATTTCGAAGATTCGCTTCAGCACATGTACATTAGAAAGAAAACTACTTCTTACTGGGCTCACAACTTATCTACTTACGAAGATTGGGGTTCAACTCCACTTAACCAAGCGTTAGTCGTTGCACATACTTTGGTCAAAAACTTTAAAAAGAAACACAATGTTCAAAAAATGAATTTAGTTACTTTTACAGATGGCGATGCTAATGGAATGTCAGCGGTCCAAGATTACAAATTAGAAGACCAAAAGTTCGAGACTAAATGGAATAAATTTAAAATGATTATCGATGGTAAAATGGTTAACATTGGTGGTAGACAAAAAGCAACAAAAAAATTACTTCAAAACATTGCTAAAAGATACAATACTAAAACCATTGGTTTCTTCATGGCTGACCAAGCTAGACATTGGAGAGATAGATTATACGTTATCAATAACGATGTAAATGGTTATGACTACGATGCAGATAGAGAATTTAAAAAACAAGCTGCTAAAGAATACAGAAAAAACAAATGTGTTCAAGTAGACAACTGCTTAGGATACGACAAATACTACTTACTCAAAGGTGGTAAAACCTTAAAAGCAGAAGACAAAGATTTCGTTACTACTGGCGCAGAGAGTGATGCTCAACTTAGAACAGCATTTAAATCTTACGCTAAAGATAAGAAACTTTCTAAAGTTCTTATGACATCATTCGGTAAGGAGGTGGCATAAGTTCACGAAAAGTTCACGAAAAGGGGGTTTACATCCTCTCTGAATTACGGTATAATAGCCGTATATATTTAAAAATTAAGGAGTTAATATATTATGCAAATAAGTGAAATGAAACAATCAACCAAAATTATCTTAGATGAAATAGCTAAGAAATTTCCTGGTCAAACGGATTTCCGTAGAGCAATCATCGAAGATGTTGCTAAGTCCTTTGGCTATACCCAAAAGGATTATTATCCTTTACTTACCCCAGCTAACCGTGTTAAAATCGGTACTTATTCTTTAGCTGGATTATTACCAGAAATTGCACCAGTCGCGGATCCTATTCCAGCAACTGCAGTTCAAATGGCTTCTTCTGTCACCTCAGTTGGAAACGAAGAAAGAACTTTTGCTAAAGTCGATCCAACATTCGTTGCTTGGGGTTCTTACACAGACATTATGAAAATCATTAAATCAGAAATGTTTTATCCTACTTACATTTCCGGTCTATCTGGAAATGGTAAAACATTTATGGTCGAGCAAGCTTGTGCAAAAGCTGGCAGAGAATTTATTAGGGTCCAAATTAACCCTGAAACCGACGAAGATGATTTGCTCGGTGGATTTAGACTTATTAACGGCGAAACCGTTTTCTGTAAAGGTCCAGTATTAAAAGCTATGGAAAATGGCGCAATACTTTTACTCGACGAAATCGATAGGGCTACAAACAAGATTATGTGTTTACAAGGTGTGCTCGAGGGCAAACCAGTTCTTGTTAAGAAAACTGGTGAAACAATAGAACCTGCAAAAGGTTTTAATGTTATCGCTACTGCTAACACAAAAGGTAAAGGTTCCGAAGATGGAAGATTTACCGCAGCTTCTATAATCGACGAAGCTTTCTTAGAAAGATTTACAATCTCAGTCGACCAGAAATTCCCATCTGCTACTATCGAAAAGAAAATCCTTAAAAAGCACATGGATAAATTCGATATTCAAGATGATGAATTTGTAGACAGATTGGTCACTTGGGGTGATATAATTAGAAAAACATTCTTCGACGATGGTGTTGATGAAGTTATTTCTACTAGAAGATTATGTCACATTGTTCAAACATTTTCTATCTTTACCGATAGAATGAAAGCTATCGACCTTTGTATCTCTAGATTCGATGAAGATACAAAAGAAGCTTTCTTAGACTTATACACGAAGGTCGACTCCGGCGTTATTGTCGACGGGGAAGACACTTCGGACAATCAGGGAGAAATGGAAGTAGACATTTATGAAGAAGATTAATTACAAATTTAGCGAAGGAGCTCTTATCAAAGAGCTTCAATCGTATATAGACCAAACTTATACTGGTCACTATTCCAAAAACAAATTCCAATCTACAGAATTTATATCTGACTGCGGTCACGGTATTGGATTTGCAATTGGAAACATTTTAAAGTACGCACAGAGATACGGTAAAAAAGGAACTACCGCAGACCACCGTAAAGACTTGCAGAAAGTATTACACTACGCAATAATCGCATTACATGAACATGACAAAAATTAAAATTTATTATCTTACATATAGTTTAGCGCTTGCTGTATTTGCAGGTGTATTTTTAATAGCATCTAAATCAGAAGCTTCACAATCTGTAAATGAGGAAGATAGATATTGCTTAGCGCAAAACATTTACTTCGAAGCTGGAAACCAACCCTTTGCTGGTAAACTAGCGGTTGCACATGTCACTTTAAATAGGGTATTCGATTTACAATTTCCAAATGATATTTGTGGCGTTGTTTATCAAACAAAAGAATATCGTAAATCTTGGACTGGCGAAATGGTACCAAAAAGAGGAATGTGCCAGTTTAGTTGGTACTGCGATGGGAAATCTGACGAACCAAAAGATTCGCTAACTTGGATAGAAGCTATTCGTGTTGCTGATATTGCAATGCAAGATACTACTTTTGACTTAACTGATGGCGCGCTTTGGTATCACGCAGACTATGTTTTACCTTATTGGGCTCAGCACTTAGAATATGTATTACAAATTGAAAACCACATTTTTTACAAATAGGGGATTTACTTTTAACTTTAACTATGGTATAATATACAGCTATGATTAACACATTTTTTACAATCTTAATTTTTGCCTTTGTTGCATTGTTTGCAATTGGTACTTCAATTATGATTTCAATGGATAAGAAACCTAAAGGACCTGGTAAATTTGACAAACAAGGTCAGGTAAAATATACAAAAGGAGATAACACATGAAATTGTCAGACGAAACTATTGCGGTTCTAAAAAACTTTGCAACTATTAATCCTAACCTGGTTGCAAAACCTGGCCAGAAACTAACTACAATCGCCGAATCTAAAACAGTTATGGCATCAGCAGATATTGTAGAAGACTTCCCACAAGAATTTGGAATATATGATTTAAACGAATTTTTATCTGTTCTGTCTATGATACCAGAACCAGATATACAATTTATGGAAAACAATCTGCATATTGTAAACAACTTACAACAAGTAGATTACTTTTATTCTAATCCAGAAATACTTACAACTCCATCTAAAGCTATTACTATGCCAGATGCAGAAGTTGGTATTAGTTTAAGCGAAGAAGAACTAAAAAGAATTAACCAAGCAGCTGCAGTACTTGGACATAGTGATTTAAGTATTGTTAGAGAGTCAAACGATAAAGTATATGCTAAAGTATACGACATAAAAGATGCTACAGCAAACGTTTATACTTTAGATTTAACATTAGAAAACCAAGTACCAAATAGATTTAACTTTGATTTTAATATTGGAAATTTAAAACTATTACCTGGAGATTATTATGTTTCTCTCTCCAGCGCTAAGATTTCGAATTGGACCAATGCAAACTATCCAGTAGAATATTTTATTGCATTAGAAAATTCAACAGACTTTCATGCATAAATATAACATGAAAAGAAAAGCACTGCCAGATATGGAGTGCTTAATTTGTCAAACCTATAGGAGAATATTATGACAGATGTAAATGAAGCACCAGCACCTGATGCTCCTGGAATTACTCTTGGTGACATGGCAACAATGGTTCAAATCATTGACCTATGTTCTAAAAGAGGCGCCTTCGAAGGTCCAGAACTATCAACCGTCGGAGCGTTAAGAACCAATTTGGTGAATTTTGTTGAGGCGAATAAGCCTGCAGACGAACCAGCACCATCTGGTGAAGTTCCAGCTGCTGAAGAAGTTGCTGAAGAAGACTCAAAAGAGTCTAAATAACCAAAGTGGGGCTTCGGCCCCGCTTATTTGAAAAAGGATATATTATGAATATTAAAGAGAAAAGCGATTTACTCTCCGCCTTATACAAAGGCACAGTCACAGTCACATTTCGAAAAATTGACACAGGCGAAATTAGGGTTATGCCCTGCACACTCAATCCCACCATCCTAGAAGCAAATGGGATTACTACAGAAATAAAAGTTAGCGCAACACAAATGGAACACTTTCCAGTTTGGGCTTTAGATAAACTTGCGTGGAGATCTTTTAGATTAGATACAGTAGAAGGATGGGAAGTACTATGACAGAATTTTTATGGGTAGAAAAATATAGACCACAAAAGATTGCAGAGACAATCCTGCCTTCCCACATAAAAGCAACATTCGAGCAAATTGTTGACGGAGGTGAACTACACAATATGCTTCTAACCGGCACGGCCGGTGTGGGGAAAACTACTGTTGCAAAGGCGCTCTGCAATGAATTAGATTTAGATTACCTAATTATAAATGGTAGTGAAGAAGGTAATATTGATACACTTAGAAACAAAATTAAACAGTTCGCAAGTACTGTTTCGCTCTCGGGTGGATACAAGGTGGTAATTTTAGATGAAGCAGATTATCTAAATCCCCAGTCCACCCAACCTGCTCTTCGTGGATTTATCGAAGAGTTCTCTGCTAATTGTAGATTTATTCTAACTTGTAATTTTAAGAATAGAATAATCCAACCACTGCATTCTAGATGTACAGTTATAGAATTTAATATAGCTAAAAAAGATATGCCAGTTCTATGCAATCAATTTCACAATAGGGTTAAAACTATTTTGGGTGCAGAAAAAGTTGACCACGATCCAAAGATAGTTGCAGAACTAATTATGAAACACCAACCAGATTGGCGTAGAGTTATTAATGAATTACAAAGATATGGTTCTGGTGGTATTATCGATAGTGGTATATTAGTTAATTTAGCCGATGATTCGATAGACGATTTAATTAAGTTTTTAAAACTAAAAGACTTTCGTAAGATGAGACAATGGGTTGCTGATAATATGGATAGCGAACCTGCTGCTATATTTAGAAAACTATATGATACAATGTATGAATATGTCGATGGTAAATCTATTCCACAGCTCGTACTTATCTTAGCAGATTACCAATACAAGAATAGTTTTGTTGCAGACCACGAACTAAATCTTGTAGCATGTTTAACAGAAATTATGGCAAACGCGGAGTTTAAATAATGGTAGATTGGAACACTACAGGGTATACAAACAAACAAGACGAAACAATTAGAATTCTAAAACAGAATGTAAGAGAGCTTGAGGAACAGTTAAACAAAGCAAGAAAAAAGATACACGGATTAAATGCCAGAATTGCTGCAGCAGAAGAGGCAGCAATTGAAGCAAAAAGACATCATGACCAAGTAATGGATGATGTAATAGAAATGCAAAGACTGATACAAGAACACTATATGGAAAAGGGGTACGATGAACCCGTTTGATTTTATAAATGCAATTAACTTTACAAAGAAAGATTTAATTGTAGATGATATAACCGAAAAAGAATACCAACCATTCTTGGTAAACAGAACATTATCACATTTTAAAGATACTGTATTATATGCGAATGAAATGAATGTAAACCACCACCTGGATAATCGCCTTCAAAACCATTTTTTTATAAATATAATTACAAAGAAAAAAAGGTTCTCAAAATGGGTTAAACCATCAGAGATAGAAGATTTGGATTGCATAAAAGAATACTATGGATATAGCAATGAAAAAGCAAAGTCAGTATTATCCCTTCTTACCGGCGACCAGATAAAACAAATAAAAAATAGGATGACAAAAGGTGGAAGAACAAAATAATGAAATTAGACCATGGACACCCAACGATATGTTGGAAGTCACATTGAATGAGCCAGATGATTTTCTAAAGATTAGAGAAACACTTACTCGTATCGGGGTCGCATCACGTAAAGACAACAAACTATTTCAATCGTGCCACATACTACATAAACAAGGCAGATATTTTATAGTACATTTTAAAGAATTATTCTTGTTAGATGGAAAACCGTCTAACTTAATTGAGAATGATATACAACGTAGGAATACTATTACTACATTGTTATCGGATTGGGGATTGGTCACTATGGTGAAACCTTCCCAAGCCAAGGACGTAGCACCACTCAGACAAATAAAGGTTATACCTTTTAAAGAAAAGTCACAGTGGGAATTATGTCCAAAGTATAATATAGGAAATAATCAATCTAAAGATTAATCTTGTATAAATACTATTGAAGAATGCGGCATTGGGCCGGTTCTCTACATAACCTTGCTATTATAGGAGGAAATAAAATGGTAAGAAATACATTGAACGTACCACGTTCGCTTTTCGTAGGCTTTGAGCCTTTATTAGATGAACTGGAGAGAATTCACTCTGCAGGAAAGTCAAGCAAAGATAACTATCCACCACACAATGTGGTGAAGATCGATGAGGAGAAGTTTCTTATTGAAATGGCTTTAGCCGGTTTCAAAAAAGAAGACATCTCTGTTGAGGTCAAAGATGGTATTCTTAAAATAAAAGGTGAGATGCCTAAAGATGAACGTGAATTCGCGTACAAAGGTATATCGTCCCGCAAATTCGAGAAGAGCTTCCGCCTCTCAGAATTTGTCGTAATAGACGGTGCTGATTTGATGGATGGAATACTCGTGGTTTATGCTAGAGTAGAACTTCCGGAAGAGAAGCGTCCTAGGGAGATCAAAATAGGGTCTGCTGGGGCATCAACAAAGAAAGAATTCCTGAAAGGGTAATTCTCAATTAGCGACACTCAGTAGATTGTGTAAAAACTTTTTACTGGAGATAAATCATGACTAAAATAAAAGCCTATATGGTTGAACATGAAATCGCTAAGACCTTAAAAGATATGATAGAAGTCATATTCGTGACCGGAGTTTGCTTAGGCACTGCACCGGCTCTAATATGGTTAAGTCAACTTTAAGGAATTAGATTATCGGGGAGGGCTGCTTGCTCTCCCCACCTTAACTAACAATATGAAATATATAATAACAATCGGAATAATTTTTATCCCTTGGGAAATAGCTCTCGTACTATTGCTGACTACTTTACTAAATTAAGGGTTTACATTTCCGCTGAAATGTGGTATAATATACATTATGAATTTTTACACAAACGTGTCTCGCTATGGTAATATGCTTCTCTACAGGGGCATAGAAAATGGCAAAAGAGTTCAAAAGAAAATCAAATACAAACCTACACTCTTCGTAGGAACTAACAAAGCTACTAAATGGAAATCCCTCGATGGGAAACCAGTAGCTCCCGTCCAGTTCGAATCCATGCGTGATGCTAAAGATTGGATTTCAGAAAACCAACACGTTGCTGGCAGATACATCTATGGTAATACACGCTACCAATCTTGCTTAGTTAACGACTTATTCCCCGGCGAAATAGAATTCGACCGATCCAAAATTAACGTGACCACAATCGATATAGAAGTACAATCCGACGATGGGTTTCCAGAACCATCCGAAGCTGCTAAAGTCGTCACAGCTATTTGTCTTAAAAATAATATCGATAACACTTACTATGTTTGGGGCTTAGGCGACTACGATACATCTAAAACAATTATGAAAACCAATCGTGTGGTTTACAAAAAATGTGCAGACGAAAAAGAATTACTAATAGACTTTATTAACCACTGGGCTACACCTTCGCACACGCCCGATGTTATTACTGGTTGGAACTCTAAGTTCTTCGATATACCTTATTTGGTCAATCGTATCCGTAGAGTATTTGGACCAGACCTTGGCGAAGAGAATATTAAAAAGCTTTCTCCTTGGGGTATGGTAGAACGTAGAGAAGCTAGAATTGCTTACAAGTCTATGAACCGAGACGAAACATACGACTTCCAAGGTATATCCCAAATGGATTATATGGAAGTATTTAAGAAATTTGGTTATGCATACGGTCAGCAAGAGTCCTATTCTCTTAACCATATTGCTTACGTAGTACTTGGCGAAGAAAAGCTATCTTACGAAGAACATGGTTCTCTAAACAATTTATACAAAGCTGACCACCAAAAGTTTATCGATTATAATATTAAAGATGTAGAACTTGTAGACCGATTCGAAGATAAGATGGGATTAATTACATTAGCTATGACTATGGCTTATCGTGGTGGTGTTAACTATAGCGACACGTTTGGCACCACTGCGATTTGGGATTCAATCATCTATCGTGATTTATATCAAGATAATATTATAGTTCCATTCCCAGTAGAAAGTGACAAAGGTACTTATCCTGGTGGTCACGTAAAAGAACCACAGGTTGGTATGCATAAGCACGTAGTTAGTTTCGATTTAAACTCTCTATATCCTAGTATCATTATGCAGTTTAATATGTCACCAGAAACTATACTAAACGAATATAGTCCAGAACTAGATGTAGAAACTGTTCTATCTAAACCAATGTTAAAAAGACCAGGTGGTACTGCAATCGCAGTTGGTGGTCAACACTTCGATACTTCCAAACAAGGTGTGCTTCCTAAAATCATCGAGGAGATGTACGATGAACGTGTAGAAGTTAAAAAGAACCAAATTAAGTACCAACAAGAATTACAAAAAGCAGAAGACAAACAAACTATATTTGAATTACAAAGACAAATATCTTTAGCAGAAAACAAACAAATGTCTATTAAAATTCTACTTAACAGTTTATATGGTGCACTTGGTAATAGATACTTTAGGTTCTTCGACCAAAGAATTGCAGAAGCTATTACATTATCTGGCCAAGCTATTATCCGTTGGGGCGAAAATGCTATTAACGATTATCTAAATCATTTACTTAAAACTAAAAAAGATTATGTTATTACCATCGATACAGATTCGCTATACGTTGGATTAGGCGACCTGGTAGAAAAGTTTAATCCTAAAAACGCAATAGATTTCTTAGATACTATTTGCCAAGAAAAACTAGAACCGGTATTCGAACGTGCTTACCATTCTTTCTATTCTAGACATGGTGGGTTATCTAATAAAATGGTTATGAAACGTGAAGTAATAGCAGACAGAGGAATATACTTAGCTAAGAAAAGATATATACTAAACGTTGTAGACAACGAAGGTGTTAGATACAAAGTACCTAAAATTAAAACCACTGGCGTAGAAGCTAATAAAAGTTCCACACCAGAAGTTTGCAGAGAAGCACTAAAAGAAATCTTTAAGGTTATTATATCCAAAGAACAAACGGATGTCCAGCAAGCTATAAAACAGTTTAAAGAACATTTCTTTTCTTTAGACCCTTATCAGATTGCTTTCCCACGTGGCGCACAGAACATAACTGGATATGCAGACACAAGTACAATCTATAAAAAAGGTACACCGATCCACGTGCGTGGTGCTTTACTTTACAACAAGATTAGAAAAGAAAATAATTTAATGCAATATCCAAACCTAAGAAATGGCGACAAACTAAAATTTATTTACTTAAAGCAACCAAACCCAATCAAAGAAAATGTAATTGCTTTCCCAGATTATTTGCCAGAAGAGTTTGGGTTAGATGATTATATCGACAGAGAACTACAGTTCGAGAAAACATTTTTAGATGCTATCGAACCAATTTTACAACCCATCGGTTGGACTGCAAGTCCGCAGATGACATTAGACTTATTTTTTGAATGAAAACAATATACGTAGGAACAGAGCCAGGTAATCATCCTCCAGAAAAATCGCCCACGATAAAGAGGATAACTAAATGGTCAATAGAAGCTGGAATTAAAAATTGGACTTGGACAAACATTTCCGATCCAAACTGGAGAGAACACATCATAGGATGCAGAGTAATAGCTATGGGAAACGACGTAGCTAAACATTTTACAAAGAACAATGTAGAACATTTAAAAGTTCCACACCCTAGTGGATTAAACCGTATGTGGAATAATCCGGAACTCGAACCACAAGTGATTGAACAAATTAGGGGGTTTACATCACAATGAAACTATGGTATAATATACGCTTATGAAAATTATTAAACGATTAATTATGTTTGTTGTCTTTTCCTGGCGATCAGTTATGGACAATAGATATAATCCATTAAGGCATATACACGACCCATCAATACAAGCTTACTTTACATTAGCTTTGTTTATAATGTGGAGTGCATATTTTGGTATTGTTGCTTGGACATGGATAGATTGGAAAAGTTATAGCATCGTCTATTCTATTTGGATTCATGTTGGTGTTGTAATTCCTATTATGATAACTAACCTAGTCTTTAGAGAAGCAGAACAAAATGGTGCTAAATGGTACAAAGATTGGTCCAAATATGGATCGCACAAAATTGGGGAAAAAGATGAGTAAAAATATAAAACTAATCCGACTAACTTCTGGAGAAGAATTGATTGGTGAAGTAAGTATAGGAGAATATGCAGATACAAAAAAAGTAAAAGATGCTATTGTTCTTATTCCAGCAGGAGAAGGTAAAATAGGATTTATGCCTTTCATGCCTTACACAAAAGCAAAAGATGGGGTAAATATTAGAAAACAAGATATTATGTTTGAAGTTGACCCAATAGAAGATTTAGTCGAACAACATAGAAATGCAACAAGTGAAATAGCTTTGCCGGAGAAAAAGATTATATCATGAGTAAAGACTGGGTAAAAGATATTAATGAAATGCAAACTAAATATGGTGTGCACGACTGGATTAAAAAAGCTAGTCCAGAGCAAAGAAATGAATATCTAAAATTTAGGGCTGATTTTTTAAAAGAAGAATTAACAGAATTAAACAATGCAATCTATCATGCAGACAGTGAAGAAGTTGTAGATGCACTTATAGATTTATGTGTTGTTGCAATAGGTACGCTAGACTCTTTCCAAGTCGATGCACACAAAGCTTGGAACGAAGTATTAAAAGCGAATATGAATAAACAAGTTGGTGTAAAAGAAGGTCGACCTAATCCACTAGGATTACCTGACCTTACAAAACCAGAAGATTGGGAAGCACCAGACCACAGCGGAAATTATGGTATCCTGTACGATTTTTAATAACATTTATGATAACCAAACGGATAAGAGAATGGACTATGAGTCGTTTGACCAATTCGAAACAATCTTATATAGACTCGCCGAATCTGACAAATATCCTACAAAGTCTGAAGCTCCTCTTATCAGTCCTGCTACATATTTGCCTGATAGTACTCGTGCTAACGATAACGTGGTTTCTTGGGGCGGTTTTGGTATTCTCGATGTGGATGACTTTGTCGGTGATATAAAAGATATAGAAAAAAAATATGAAAGATTTAAATATGTATGCTACTCTACTGCAAGTTCTACTCGTGACAAGCCTCGTTTTAGGCTGGTATTTCCTTTAGATCGATTTGTAGAAAAAGACGAAATAAAACATTTTTGGTTTGCACTAAATAAAGAGATAGGAGGAATAGCAGATGCACAAACAAAAGATCTTTCTCGAATGTATTACATCCCAGCAAAATATCAGAAGGCTCACAACTTTATCTTTAGTCACGATGGAGATATTATGGGCGTCTCCAGTTTATTAGAAGCACATCCTTACTATCAACAATCGGATAACTTCTTCGATAGATTGCCAGAAGCAATACAAAAAGGTTTAGTAGAACATAGAAAGAACCAATTAAAGAATACATCTTACACTTGGACTGGTTATCAAGATTGTCCATTTGTAAATCAGAAACAAGTTAATGAATATAAAACTATACAAGGAACAGGTTGGTACGCTAAGATGTACCAAATAATGGTTTCAACAGCAGGTAATGCTTTGAATAAAGGTTATCCAATTACTGCTAAAGAAGTTGCACATATATGCAGAACTTTAGATAACGATACTGGTAATTGGTATTTAAAACGTGATATGGAGAAAGAAGCCGATCGTGCTATTGAATTTGTTTTTAGAAATCAGGGGCTGTAGCGACAATGGGAGAGCATCGCGTTTGCAACGCGGAGGTTGTGGGTTCGAGTCCCACCAGCTCCACCAAATTGGGTCTCTTAGTTTAATGGTAGAACTCTTCTCTGTCTAAGAAGAAGCAGGGG